GTATCGCCTATGCAGTGACCAAGACCCCGAATTGGGCCTCGCGCATGCAGCGCGCGGTCAGTGGCCGCACCTTGCGCACCAGCGACTACGTCAACCCGGTGTGGACCTTCAAGCTGATCTACGCGGTGCTGCACGACTTTGCGTGGTGCGCACACACGAGCCCGACCGAGCTGCGCACGATGATGGACTTCTTCAATTCATCGGGCGGCGCCTTTGACGCCTTTCTGCTCAGCGATCCAACCGACAACGGTGTCACCGGCCAGGTGCTGCCAGCGGCGATCAGCGCGGTCGCGACCGTCGCGGTCAACAACGCGGGCACCGGCTACAGCAACGGCGATCAGGTTTTTCTCGCCGGTGGCACCTATACCGCACCGGCCGCCTGGACGGTGAGCGGGTCGACTGGCGGTGGCGGTGTCACCGCCTTGAGCCAAATCAACCCCGGTGCTTACTCGATCGTTCCCGGCACCAGCGCGATCGCGACCACGACCAATGGGGCGGGCGACGGGACCCTGACCCTCAATGTGACCTGGACCACGACCGTGCAATTGGTGCGGCAACTGGTGCCGGGTGGTTTTGCCGAAGCGATCATCGCGCCCAACACCGTCAGCAACGTCTATTTCGGCGGCACGCCACAGGTCGGCTGGACCGTCGACAACACGACCGGGCTCATCACATTGCCAAACCCGTTCACTAGCACGCAGCCGGTCATCACCGCCGACTTCACCTATTACTTCCGGGTCTACTTCCCAGACGCGCTCGATTTCGAGGAGTTCGCCAATGGGTTTTGGGAGATCAAGCAGGTCAAGCTGACCTCGGTGGTGCTGTGACATGCGCCCGGTCACACCTGCGCTGCAAGCCCTGCTGGCGAGCTGGGGGCCGGACGTCGACATCAAGATGGCCGACCTCTACACCTTCACGCTCGAGGGTGGCGAGATCCTCAGATATACCAGCTATCAGACGGCACTGAGTGCCCCGGCGCCAAATACCGATCCGTCACAGGGGCTGTACTACTTTGGGCTCGGGCCGCCCCTCGAGCGTACCAAGATCACCGAAAAGATCGGCATCGATGTCTCGCACATCGACATCACGGTTTACGCCGGACCAAATGACGAACTAGGCCTCGGCGGCACGCTGACCTGGCAAGCGGCACTGCATGCGGGGCTGTTTGATGGCGCCTGGTGCAAGGTGTGGCGCGCCTACATCACCCCGCCGGCGACCGTGGTCGGGACGATCAGCCGGTTCTATGGCCACGTCAGCGATGTCGAGATCGGCCGCACCAAGACCAAGATCACCGTCAACAGTCTGACCGATCTGTTGACCGTGCAAATGCCGCGGCGACTGTTTCAAGCCGGTTGCATGCACAAATTTGGCGAGTACGGCACCGGCATGTGCTCCTATGACCGGGTCAATGGCTTGAACGCGCTGGGCACATCGACCGGGATCGGTCAGCAGACCATCACCTGCGTAACGACCACGGATGGTGTCGAGGTCTCGGATCAGACGACGATCTTCACGAGATTTTTGCCGACCCCAACGACCGCCTACGACAACGGCTCGATCATTGGCGTCACCGGCGCCAATGCCGGCTACACCCGCACGATCGGCAAGCTTGCTGACTTTCCGTGGTTTGACAGCATCGGTGCCGTTTACCCGATCTATTATCTGAAGCCGTGGATCTTCCCGGTCGTCTCCGGCACTGACCAGTTCAAGCTGCTGCCGGGCTGCGATCACACGCTCTCGACCTGCACAAACACCTTTCAGAACCAACTGCGCTACGGCGGGTTCCCAGACATACCCCCACCGGAAAACGCGATTTAGGGGTGCTCCACCCTGAATGACGCAGTTCGCGCCTCCGCCCACCGGATGGAGCGCTGGCGGAAACCAAAGGGATTCCCATTGAGCCAAGAAATCCGCAATCCACGCATCCTAAATACACCGGCGCAGGCGCCTCGCAAGAGCTTTATCGGTCAGTCGGTGATTGCCGTGAATATCGACGGAACAACGGTCGTCACGACCGTGCCATCGCCCACGCCTGCAGCCGCGGCGCCGCCCTCTTCTCCAAAATAAGGCGTTTCCAAAATGGTAATGATGCTGGCGCCGCCAGGCCTTTCGGTTGGCTCATCGGTCAAAGTATTGTCGGGCGGGACCTATACCGTCGACAGCAACTTCTTGGTCTCGGTCACTTCGCAATTCGACGCGGTCAACCTGAAGGGCATGGGGTTCGACCAGGTGCAGCCGGGCGGCCGCAACAATTTCGGTTCCACGGTTGATCCGACCACCGGCGACGACAACACCGCCGATTATGCGCCGGGCTCATTGTGGACCAACACCACCGCCTCGCCGCAGCGTGCCTGGATTAACCTCAGTGCGGCGACCGCGGCTGCGGTATGGCTGCAGATCTCGGCCGGCGGATTGATCGCCACTGCCGGTTCGGCGGATTTCGCCAACCTGACCTTGACCGCGCTGTTGACCAACTCGGCGGCGACCGCGGTCACCCCGTTCAGTGGCGGCGGCCAGGCCAGCGCCACGGCGCTGACCCTGATCTTCAACAACATCAGCTCGTCGGTCGCGTCCTCGGCACCGTATGACAGCGCCAAGCTCGTCGCCTCGGCCGCGGGACTGGCGCAGATCGCCTACAATTCCTCGAGCCACCCGGTGCAATTGTTCGGCACCGGCTCCGATACGATCACGCTCGAAGGCACGACCTTCGCCGCGGGCACCGGGATCACGATGCCGGCCAGCAGCCTGTTCATCGGCAACTGTCTCGTTGCCGGCAACTGGATCGGTTTCTTGCTCTGCCCGAATGTCGGGCTCGGTGGCGGGCTGACCTCGAACACCGCCTACAACACCAACACTGCCACTGCGGGCACGACCCTGACCGGTGCCAATGTCACCGGCGGGATCATCGAAGTCACCTTGAACATGACCGGGACGATGGGCGGCGACAGCAATGCGCAGTTGCCGACCGCGAGCAATCTGTTCGCGGCGATCCCCAACCCGATCGTCGGCGTTAAGTACCGGCTGCGCGTCATCAATTCGAGCTCGGCGAACCACGTCTGGACGATCACCACCAACACCGGGTGGACACTGAACGGCACGATGACGATTGCCCAGAACACCTGGCGCGATTTTTATCTGGCGCTCGCCGCCAGCACGACCGCGACCCTGCAAAATATCGGCACCGGAACATTCTCGTAATGAGCGCGAAAGCCGGCATCCGGCGCCGGGCGCAATCCGTCCTGCGTCGACCCAAAGGGCTGCGCGCCCGCTATCGCACCAGCAGTGCTGCCGCCGGCAACATGTTCGCCGGAAAGAGAGCGAAGACGGCTGCCGGCAAGAAGAAGTGAACCGGCTCGGCTGGCGGGGGAGTGGTGAATTTTGTCTGATCTCGACCCGCGTCGCCAGGCCATCATCGACGAAGCCAAGACCTGGCTCGGCACGCGGTTTCACCACATGGCCTGCGTCAAGGGTGCCGGGGTTGATTGCCTACACCTGATCTATGGCGTCTACCGCCATGTCGGGCTCGTCGGTGAGATCGAGATCCCGTTTTATCGGCCCGACCAGTTCCAGCATCGCAGGGAAGAGACCTATCTCGAAGGGCTCTTGCAATACGGCCATCGGGTCGAACGGCCCGAGCCTGGCGATGTCGCGATTTTCAAATACGGCCGCGTCTTTTGGCACGCCGGCATCGTCGTCGACTGGCCACTGCTGATCCACGCCTTTGCCGAGCGCGGCGAAGTGTGCCTGGGCGACGCCGACCAGGGGCGATTGCGTGGCCGCGATGTGGTCTTTGTCTCGGTGTTCTGATCGATGAGCCTGTTCCGCACGACCACCCCCTTTCTGCAGAACAACGCGTGGCTGCGCCAGTCGCAGAACGCGTTGCGCTACAACACCAGCCAAGTCGGCTCGGTCGTGCCCTTGTGCTATGGCACAGTCCGCCAGCAGATCAACCTGGTGGCGCTCGGCAATTTCATGGGGCCGGGCGGCGGCAAGAAGGGCAAGGGCGTCGGGCCGCTGCCGATCGCCGGCACCAACACGGTGGCGAGCGGCAAGGGCGGCGGCGGCAAGGGCAAGGGCAAGGGCAAGAAGAGCCAGGACTTTTCGGTCGATGCTGCGTTTGCGCTGTGCCAGGGGCCGATCACCTTTAACAGCAGCAACCTGGTGTTCGCCAATGCCGGGGTCGAGGCCTTTTCGTCGACCGCCTCGGGCGCGGGCAAGGGCAGCAGCGGCAACCAGCTGAATTTTTATATCGGCACCGACGGCCAGAACATCACCCACCCGGTCGGCAGCGTCAATTATTCCGGCACCTGCGTTGTCACCGCGACGCCGATCGACCTCGGCCCGTCACCGGCGATCCCCAATCTCGGCTTTGAGCTCTCAGCACTGCTTTACAACACCGGCGGCTCGGATTTCCCGCTCGACGCCAACCCCGGCAATGTCATCACCGATTTTCTGACCAACCCGCGTTACGGCGCGGAGTTCCCGGCCGCCAATCTCGACACTCTAACCACGACCATCTTCGGCACGAGCATTGGCGATTATTGCCAGGCCTTTGGTCTTTTGATTTCGGTGTCGTTGGACGGTCAGCAGAAGGCCTCGCAGTGGCTTCAGGGGATCGCCCGCCTGCTCAACACCGCCATCGTCTGCTCGGGCGAATTGCTCAAATTCATTCCCTTTGGCGACATCGCATACGCGGCGAACGGTGCGGTCTGGAACCCGAACCTGGTGCCGGTCTACTCGCTGACCGACAAAGACTTGCTGCCGTGGCACCCGCATCAGGACGGCGCCGATCCCGAGATCGGGCAGGACGATCCGATCATCGTCACCCGCACCAATCCGGCCGATGCCTTCAACTGGTTCTCGATCGAGTATCTCGACCGCCAAAACTTCTACAATTCGACGGTGCTCGCGGTCTATGACCAGGGTGCGATCGACCAGTATGGATTGCGCATCGGCGACAGCCTGCCGGGCAAGTGCTTTGCCAGTGCCGGCTCGGCGCAGGTCGCGGCACAGCTCTACCTGCAGCGCGCACAATACATCCGCAACAACTACAAATTTCAGATCGGCTGGGACAAAGCGCTGCTCGAGCCGATGGACATCGTGCTGCTGACCGGCAGCTCGGCCGACTCCTATCTCAGCCAAGAAGCGGTGCGGGTGCTGTCGATCGAAGAAAACGACAATGGCGATCTGACGGTCGAGGCCGAAGAGGTGGTGACCGGCAAGCGGTCACCCAACCCGGTTTACACGCAGCAGACCGGGCCAGGCGGGGGCACCACCGATACCTTCTCGATCTTTGGCTTGAGCATCAGCGGGCCGAACGGCGGCAGCCCGGACGACGCCACGATTACGCAAACGGTCAACCTCGCCGGCGGCGGCATTGCTCTGCTGTTCATCTGTTATGTGAATGACGGGTCGCTCGACACGCCGACTGTCGCTCTGGTCTCTGGCGGTGGCTTCACCTGGAAACGCCGCGCCGGCGGCTATCAAATCATGAACACGGATCAGGGCCAGGTCGTCGGGCAAGAAATCTGGTGGGCCCCGATCCCGCCCGCGTCAACAGGCACCTACTCGATCGCCGTCACATTCTCCAATGTTCAGTGGGGCGGCGTCATGCCCTCTAACGCGTGGGTCGGGATTGCTCAGTTTGTCGACCCGGGCGCCTACCTCTACTGTCCGTGGCAGCTCCCCGAGACGCTCTCCAACGCCAATTGGAGCAATACCCCGGCCGACGTCCAGCTCAGTGGCATGAGCTACCTGTTTAACGATTCCAGCACCATCGGTGAGGGAATTTTTCAAATCTGCGCGTTCGCCTTTGCCTGCGGCTTCGCAATCCCGGAGAACAAGTTCTCCGACTATGCGGGCAGCCCGCACCACTCGCCGATGGCCGAGACGATCTACAATTACCACGGGATCCTCGACCTCTATCACTACCCGACACTCTCTTCCCCGCTCTACACCTTCAATCCGCAGCAGGTCCTCTCGGCCTATAACGTCTGGGGGGGCGCCCCGCCCGGAGTCGGGCTGATGAGCGCGTTGTGGATGCAGGTGTGCTTCTTTCGGGTCGAGCAAGACCCCGCGAGGCCCACCGATATGACCGCAGCGGGTTACGAAGTCGGCAACGGGATCACTCTGCCCTTTCAATTTATCCCGATTACGACCAACGGGGTCGACCAGTGCATCGCGTGCTTTAGCGCGGCGGCAACCTATGGCTCGGGTCCGGCCCCCTACAACAGTTGCGCCCAAGGGATCCTTGGCGGCACCGGCTCGGCGATCGGCGGCGGCATCCCGTTTCCTTACCCAGCCTGGATGTTCATGGCCGACTCGATCAGGCAAGGGCCGCAATATGTCACCAGCCCGGTCTATGTACCGGCGTGCGGGTAGTCCCGATGGCGCTTCCCCCGATCTCGCCAACCGGTGTGGCGACACCGTTTCTCTACAACACGCAGACCCAGACGACCGGCACCGGTATCGCAGGGCAATTGAACGTCAGCCCGGGCTATACCAACCGGCCGATCATCTTTGAGCCGCCGAGCGAGCTCTCGGGCGGCTTTACCAAGGTGTGGATCATCGCCACCGGATCGACCGCCAATTGGGGCGGTTGCGGGGTCTGGGTCAGCATCGACAACACGACCTATGCGCCGATCGGCACGATCCTCGCTGGTGGCGTCCAGGGTCTCTTGAGCACGGCGTTTCCGAGCCACACCGATCCCGACAACACCGACACGTTGACGGTCGATCTGACGATGAGCCGGGCGCAACTGATCGCCGGGACGACGCAAGACGCCGACGCCTTTCTGACCCTGTGCTACTGCGACCACGAACTGATCGCCTACACCGCGGCGACCTTGACCAGCGCCTACAATTACAGTCTCGGCACCCATATCCGCCGCGGCTGCTATGGCACGACGATTGGCGCTCACGGTGCGAGCACGCAGTTTGGCCGCATCACTGCCTCGACGTTTTCGTTCGACTACCCGGAAAATCTTGTCGGCGACACGATCTACTTCAAATTCCCGGCGTTCAACATCTGGGGCGGCGGTGCACAGGCGCTCTCCGATGTGACCGCTGTCCCCTATACACTGGTTGGCGGCGCCGGCGTCGCAAAGAACTGGTTCCAGGCCTTCTCGGTCGGCGGCAAGTTCCCCGACATTGCGCCCGATCCGTGGGACAGCAATTACGAGATCTTTGACGTCGAGTTCCCGGTGGCGGTCACCTTCCCGGCAAATTTCTCGAGCAGCCCGACACCGGGTTGCGAGGTCGCACCCCTGGCCAATGTCACACTGACCTTTCAGACGATCCACGCCGGCACCCCGACCACGGTCGGCACGATGACGATCGCCGCCAGTGCGACGACCGGCAGCTACACGGTGGCATCGCCCTTTACCGTGCCGATCGGCGACCGGCTGCGCTGCTATGCGCCATCATCCGTCGACACGACGATTGCCGGGGTCTTTGGCACCATCGTCGGCACCTATTGAGAGACCGCGATGGCTGTGATCTTCATCGAGGGCTTTGACAAATACGGACCGGTCGCCACGGTCAGCGCCAACGTCGCCGCAGCGCTGACCGCGGGCGAGTGGACGACCGCTCCGGCTGGCGTGTTTAACATCGTCGCCGGCCTCAGCTCGACCGGTTACGCAATGCAGATCGCCTATGCCGGCACTCAAGCCCAACTGGTCAAAACCTTTGCCTCGACCTGGACCCGGTGGATCGGCGGCATCCGCTTCAGCTCGACCTTGGGCACGAATGCCGGCATCGGCTTTGCCAGCAACGGCACACAGGCCTCGACGATCACGATCAACACCACCGGCGCGATCAGCCTGCGCACGGGCACCAGCACCGGGACGGCGTTGTCGACCTCGTCGAGCACGGTCAGCGCCAACTCGACCCATTACCTCGAGTGGGATATCACCTTTGGCGCGTCTTCGTCCTACCAGGTGTGGCTCGACGGGGTGTCGATCTTCAGCGGCACCGGCAACACCGCCAATGGTGTCAGCAGCGTCAACCAGTTCAATTTCTTCGGCTCCGCTACCTGCACGATCCAATGGGACGATCTCTACCTGTTTGACTCGACCACCGGCACCAACAATGCGGTGCTCAACACCAACCCGCGGATCGAGACGCAGTTTCCGACCGCCGACTCGTCGGTGCAGTTTTCCGTTGGTGCGGCGATCCTTGGTTCGGCCTATCAGGCTACTTCCAGCGTCACAAGCATTGGCGCCGGCTCTTTTATCTTGCGTGGCTACACAGCGGCGGTCGGCTGTGTCCTCAATTCGGTGTCGATGGTCCCGACCACGACCAGTGGCTCCGCCAAATTCAAGTCGTGCGTCTATGCCGACAGTTCGGGCGTGCCCGGTTCCTTGCTCGCCACCGGCACCGAGGTCGTCGGCTGCACCAGCGGCACCACGCTGACCAGCAGCTTTTCCAGCCCGCCGAGCTTGTCGGCGAGCACCAAATACTGGATCGGCTTCATCAACGACACCGCGATAAATTTGCAGATGAGCGACACCCACAATTTGGGGTGCAGCAAGACCAACACCTATGCCTCGGGGCCGCCAAACCCGGCCGGCACGATGACCTTCAGCCAGGGCTCTTATCTGATTTGGGGCAACGTCAGCAGCACCGGGGCCAATTATTACGAGGTCGACATCAACCCGCCACCCGGCGACCTTTCGTATGTCGCCTCAAGCACCGTCAGCAATCAGGATCTCTATTCATTCGCGGCGCTGTCGACGACACCGCAAAACATCTACACGATGGCGGTCAAAGGCTACATCAGGAAATCCGACACCGGCGCCCGCACGGTGAGCGTCGTCACGAGCTCAAGCGGCAGCAGCAGCACCGGCAGCAACAGCGGTGTGACGCCAGCCACCAGCTATGCCTGGATCGACTCGTTCTTTGACACCGATCCGCATACCAGCGCGGCGTGGACCCAAACCGGGCTCAACGCCGCGACATCAGGGGTCGAAGTCGCCTCATAGGCAATTCGCCAAATTTTGCAAGGAGTGTCCCGTGACTATTGAAAAGGTCATGACCGTTCTGCTCGTCCACGGCGAGGGCGACCGGGCCACGGTCAATGCGTTGCAGCAGCATCGCAACAATATCGAGATATCGAATTTCGCGCGCGCCAACACCGGCAAGCCGTTGCCGCCGCATCTCTCTGCCCTGCCCAACGAGCCGCCGCACGTCACGGTGCTGCTCGTCGACGAGGATGGCCGCCGCCTCGAGTGGCCGGTCAAGACGTGGGACGAGGTCGAAGACTGGAAGGCGCTCGCCGGCTGGGATGCCGAGAAGCGCCATTGGCGCCACGGTGCGACCGTGACGCTGGCATTGAGCTAAGGAGCCGGTAAATGTCTGCAGGGCGTACCTACACAATCAACTTCCGCGCCGTCAGCGTTTCGGCGGTGCAGGATCTCTGCGCCGCCTATGCCGGCGCCAGCATGGGCATCGAGGTGGTCTCGATCACCCTCGGCCAGATCACGCAGACCTCGGTCGAGGAGTGCGCGATCTCGATCAAGCGACTGCCGGCGACGGTGTCGACCGGCTCGGGCGGCAGCGCGATGACACCGACCCTCGACACCGATACCGACGCGGCGGCGACCTTCACCGCGCGGATCAACGACACCACCCCGGCGACCACCAGCGGCACCGCGGTTTATCCGCATGTCGATGTGTGGAACCAGGTCAACGGCTACCAGTGGATCTTCCCGGAGCGCGCGCGGCCCTCGTGCAAACTCTCCGAGGCTCTGGTCTTCTCGCTGGACGGCGCACCGGCTGCGGCGCGCACCTGCAGCGGCTCGATGAAGATCCGCGAACTGATCTAAATGACCACGGTCACCGTCTACCGCTCGAGCGACGCCAGCGCCCCGTCCCTGACGGGGCAGGCTGGCGGGCTGATCACCGTGCTCGACGCTTGCCTGGTCAATGGCTACGGCTCGCAGGCCAATGCTGGTTGGACCAAGAGCTTCTCGGGCACCAACAAGGCCGCCTACCGCAACAGCGCGGTCGATGGCACCGGCTTCTACCTGCACATCGACGACACCGGGACCAACAACACCGCCAAAGAAGCCCTGA